CGATGGAACGTTAATCAGGGAAATGATCATGTCTGCTGTAATGAATATCGGCGACGCTGTCGCTGCGATGGAGACCGGCGAGAAGGTTGCGCGCATCGGGTGGAACGGGAAGGGCATGTGGCTTGAGCTGCAGGTTCCTGACGAGCATTCGAAGATGACGCTGCCATACGTCTACATCAACTACCCCGCGGATGCCGACAACACCCCCGGCGCTCGGTGCCCGTGGCTGGCCAGCCAGACAGATTTGCTGGCCAAGGACTGGGTGCTGGTGCAATGACCCCTCGTGGAATCCGGAACAACAACCCGGGCAACCTTGACTTCAACAAGGCGGCTTTCGGTCGCGACCCCTGGGTTGGTGAAGCCGGACCCGAGACTTTAAGCACCGGGCGAGAGGGTCGCTTTACGACTTTCGACAGCCCCGAGCATGGCATCCGTGCCCTGTCCAAGGTGCTGCTAACTTACTGCCGCCTGCGCAAAGCCGCTGACGGTAGTCCGATCGACACGGTGCAGGAAATTCTCAACCGCTGGGCCCCGCCCCACGAGAACGACACCACGTCCTACGCCCGTCACGTCCGCGCACAGCTCGATCTCGAAGAGGGTGAGCTCGTGGACATCACTGACGTGGACGTGCTGGAAGACCTGGTCACCTCGATCATTGCTCACGAGAACGGCCAGCAGCCGTACTCCGAGGAAGTCATCGCCGAAGGTGTGCGACTAGCCCTGGCGTAACCACTCACCCCCAGTCGCGAGGAGAAGACAATGGAAACCATGCTTAAAGGTAAGAAGTCCTACATCGTTGCGATCCTGATGCTCGCCGTCGGCGTCGTCAACATGCTGACCGGCGATGCCAGTGGCACGCAGATGGTCATGGACAACGCGATGGTCCTGCTTAATGGCGCTGGCCTGATGGCGCTGCGTGCCGGTGTTGATAAAGCCGCAGGCTGATGTTCACCTGGGCGTCAATAATTGCTAACGTCCTGAAGCTGGGTAACCTGATCATGGGAATGGTCAGGGATGCCCGGCTTCGTCGGGACGGCAAGAACGAACTCGCGGCAGACAATGCTGTCGTGGCTGAAAAGGCAAGGGAGAAGGCTGATGAAATCCAGACGCTTGACGATGCCAATGATGCTTTTGAGCGCAATGCTCCTGACCGCGTGTCAGGCAACTCCGCTCCTGATAACTAGCTGTCCCACCTTCACATGGCCACCGTCAAAGGTCATAAAGGTTATGAAGGCAGAGGCGGCTAAGGATACCGCTGTTGCTCTCTGGTGGCGCGACCTGGCCCGCCACGGCACTGAGTGCAAAGCGCTAAATGAATGAGCATCTGGCTCCTCGTAGCCATGTGGTGCATCGCACAGCCGGTGCCCTTCTGTGTGAGGATGGAGATACCAGACCTGACCCTCGGCCAGTGCTATAGAGCCAAGCCCCTCGCGATCAACCGCGCCATGCAAGAGGGTGCGTTTGAGTTCGACGCCTACTGCGTCGTCGGCACCAGCTATCCTACGTAACCACCTCGTAGTCTTTCGACACGAACCCCCGCCCGCCGATCAGCGTCGCCGGGATCATAATTTTCTTTTCTTCCAGCGTGTCCCTGTGCAAGGTGCGGATGTGCCCTCGCCGCCAGTGCTGGCGGGGGCTGGCGTGGGTGCCGCCCAGCGGGATAATGCCGCCTGATTTGCTGACGCCTTTAATCTTGACGACGTGGTGGTCGTACAGCGGGACCTTCCCCTTTTTCAGGCGGCGCTTGTTGAGCCTTTTCGGGGCGGCTACCTCCGCGACTTCGACGGCGTCAGAAGCCAGAAGCGCCATCGCGACAAGTACCAGGTATACGGATTTATCAATCAAGTTATTGATTGCCTCGTCGGGCTCTGGCTCTCCTACGAGCCCCGAGCGGCGGTAGGCGAGCTCGCCGTCTTCGACAGTTAGCGTGACCTTGTACAGGATGGGCACGTTACCAAGGCCGTACTCTGGAATTTTTGCCCCGCAGATAAACGGAGTGGCGCTGATGGCCCCCGCGCCATCGTTCCAAACGATCGCTGCAGCAAGCTGCCCGTTCATGGAGCACTCAAAGTACGAGATGTCAAAAGGCAGCTGCCCTAAGCCTTCCTCGAACATGTTTTGGCCTGTTGCGCCCAGCTGTTTGACGTCGTCAAAGGTAAAATCGCCCAGGTTAAACTTACCTGCGATGGCTAGTTGCGCTTGGCACGTAATGAAGTAGTCCCTTCTGGGTTTCATGTTTGAGCCAGACGTCGCCCCCCACATATTAATCAACGTGGTGAGGTCTTCCATAAGCTTATGTGCGTGTAACATCTCAGGTCCCTTTCATTTCAACATCTCCCGCCGCACCCTGTCGATCACGTCGCCAGCGCGGTGGCGCTTCCACTCCTCGAACGCATTCTGATCGCTCGCCGGGTACGCCACGCCATTGAAGACGCGTGCGGTGTTTTCATCCTCGGGCGCGTTGCCGAGCAGATGGTGGTGGTACTCGAACTTGACGCCCGGGCGGTAGCACCGGACGCCCAGCTCCTTGACCAGCAGTTCCCAGTAATCATCCACGAACCAGTGGATCAGGGTGCGGGGCACCCAGTAGCCTATAGCTCTGAGCAGCTTGCCCCCGAACACCACACCGCCAGCGACACGATGGCCATGCTTCCAGCCGTCGTCCCCCCAGGCGATGCCCCAGTCACCGGCAGCCTCGATCAGGGTCTGGTCCCAGCCCTGCGTCACAGGGCGGCAGCCATCCGTCAGGAAGCCGTAGTATGGTCGATCAGGGGATGTGTCGAAACAGTGGTTCATGGTCTGGGCCAGCTCACGGTGCGGCTCAAGGTTCCAGGTCGACCAGTTGTCTGGCTCGATCAGGACGAGTTCGTCGCCGCCGTCGTTCACAGCGACAGCGGGGGCGGTCATGCCGGTGGCTTCGCAGTGTTCGACAGTCTGCCGGGCTGCACCGATCCGGTTGCGGGTTATAAGAAAAAACATCAGGGCTCCCGGTTAATATTGCTTGTAAACAAGAGCACCGTATCGTATAGCTTGTGCATACACAAGGAGAAATTTAATGGGTATCAAAAAAGAGTTGATCGCCGAGATCGACGCCTTCCTGAAATACTACGAGATCGCCCCGACATCGTTCGGTCGCGACTGCATGAACAACACCGCGTTCATGGAGCGCCTGCGCAACGTGGATGGCCGTGTCACCGACGCCACCATCGACAAGGTGCGGGCGTACATCAAGAAGCACGACGACAAGGACGACGCAGCCAAGCCCGTGGAGATCGCCCGGCGTGCAGGTCCACCTACCCCTGCCCGGCGCAAGGGTTCGAGCTGGAGGGCTGCCGTGTGAGTACGTTAAAAGATTTCGACGAGACCTTCGAGACGATCACCCAGGACCGCGGCGTAGACTACGGCCACCCGCTGGACGACTTCGCCATCGCAGCCGCTATCAAGGAGGCGGTGGCGTCCTGCCCGGACAAGGAAGTCCGGCACGCGCTGGAAATGATCGGGGTCAAAATGGCCAGGCTCTGCAAAACGCCGACCCACCCGGACAGCGTCATTGATATTGCAGGCTATGCCCGCACCATCCCCATGATACACGACGAGCGAGCACGGCGTAAGTTGCTTTGACAAAGGTGACGTTCATTTCTTGTACCTCTTGCCGTGCCAGAGCTCGACCTCAAGCGGCAGGCCGGGGGCCCATAGCGGCACGTCTTTCATGACGTCCTCAAGGGTGCCCCAGGCATCGCCGACTTCAGCGTCGAGAACCTCCAGCAATATTTCATCGTGGACGTGACCAACGATGGGCCAGTCCAGCTCGTCCATCATGCGCAGCCCGCGCTTGAGGATCGACGCCGACACTGCCTGCGTGTTGTTCTCGGCCAGCAGCCCGCCGTAGAGCTGGACCCTGCCCCACTCAGTCTCGCCGCGCTTGGGTTTCCAGCCAGCTTTGACAGCTGTCAGCCGGTCCTGAAAGCCCCAGCGGCCCTCGACCGTCTCGATCCGGGGCTTGGGGTACGACAGCACCTGCCCGCTCGGCAACATGCAGTACAGGGCCTGCATGTTCTCGGGGCACATGTATGTCACGAACCCCACCTTGTAGCTCTTGCCGGGGTTCGATACCGCGTTGGTGGCAGCGAAGTCGAGGTCGGCCCAGTAGTCCACGGCCCACGGGTTCGACGCACGCCATGCCTTTTTGATCTTGTCGGCCTCACTGTCTTCAATGTGGACCCCGTAATTTCTCGCCATGGACTGGAAGGCCTTGACGCCACCCTGGTAGCCCATGGACAGCACGGTGACCTTGCCGATCTGGCGCTCCGGCTTTGTGATCGCATCGGCCGGAACGTTATAGATGCCTGAAGCGGCCACCATATAGACGTCAGGCCGGGCGGGGTTCTCGTCCACGTCCTTGAAGACCTTGAGCATCTTGCGCCCGCCTGCACTGTCGGTCAGCCACGGCAGCACCCGGGCCTCAATGCCAGCCCAGTCACTGCAGACGTAGGAGTATCCCTCCTGAGCGATCAGGGAGGGCCTGAGCATGGACGCCAGCGTGTTCATAACCTCGCCTTCAGCGATCGGCGTGTGGGCCATCAGGGAGGCCCTGAGGACCTCTGGCTCCTTCGAGCAGTCTCTGGTGAAGTTGTGTACCTGAAGGCCTTGAGACGAAGCCCTGAGCGTCTGGCCAGCCCCTGCGAAGCTGAACGCACCCCGTACGCGATCGTCGTCAGGGTCAGAGCGCAGGCACATGGCCTTGTACTTGGAGATCGATGACCGCCCGGCATCCTCCAGCAGCTGCACAAACTCAAGGCAGATCGGTGCGATCCGCCCGGGGCTCATAGTCTCCAGCTTCAGGATGTCAGCCCGTGCGGTCTTGTCGAGGGTGATCTTGCGGGTCTCTTCACGGGTCTGGCGATCGGTGGTGACGCGGGTCATGGCCTTGCGGATGTCGTCGTCGCCGTCCATGTAGATTTCCATCCACTCTTTATGGCGGGCGAACTGGCGGGGGCTGTCGATCTGGCCGTTGGTAATGCGGTTCAGCTCGACGCTGATCTCATAGACCTCGGCGTCGGCGTACTTGATGGCCGCCTCGGCGAACTCGCGATCCACCTTGAGGCCGCGGTCGTTGATGCGCTCGTTGACGATATAGTCCTGCCACTCCTCGTCGGTCAGGGGCGGGGTCATCTTGGCAGCGGTGCGCTCGACGATGACGTCGGTGTCACAGTAGCGGTACATCTCCTCCAGCAGGTCGGGGTCCATGTTGAAGACGCCGGTGTCCAGATCGGGCGGCCCGGGTATGGAGAGCAGCTTGATCAGCTCCTTGCCGCGGCGGTCTTTCTGGGTCCGCAGTCCGAGGCAGGCACCTAGATCGTCGAGGCCACCAGGCAGTGCGCGGGCACGGGCCTGCGCCATGGTGCAGTAGAACATTTCGAGCGGCGGCTCGGGCACGTCGTAGTCAGGGCAGACCACATACCAGAAGATCACCCGCTCGAACGCTGCGTTGTGAGCGTGTATGCTGCGATCGTGACCGGCTTTGATATGGTCGATGATAACCTGGGGGAACGGCTCACCGCTGAGCGGGTTCCAGCTGGTCGGCTTGTCGTCGCCGAAGCCGTAGCTCAAACAGATCAGGCTGGTGGAGGGGTGGACAGCGTAGTTGTACGCGCCTTCCTTGATCAGGTTGACCCGGCTCCGGGTCTCGAAGTCGATGTGCAGTTCAGGTATCTGCATGTTATAAATCCTCCCACTGCTTAGCCAGACGCTCCGCGTTCTCTGCGGTGCGCTCGGCTTTAAGCTCTTCGATCCTGCCAGCGATCTGCTGCTCGTCGTCAAGGTAGCCCCAGGTCTTGCGGTTAATGATGGGACTGAGGTTCCCTTTCGACATTGGGTAAACCTCTATTATGTCCGCGTAGCTATCACCAAGTTTGCGACGCGCGCGCATGTCAATGATGTCGGTCTCTTCATAGACGCGGTTACCCAACCTGTGGTTTCCGTGCCGCACTTTATCCGCAGCGTTCTCGGCGGCAGTCGCCCAGCGCAGGTTGGTGTAGTGGTTGTTCGAGGGGTTCCCGTCGTAGTGGGCGCACTGGTGATCGTCGGAAGGTTTCGGCCCTACGAAAGCGTGGAGCACCAGAGTATGCGCCTGAACGGTTTTCGACGGTGCGTTGCGCCCCGCCATACCGGCGTCACGCAGTTTATATTTAACATACCCCTGGGGGTCGGAAGTCCCCGTCATAATTTTTCCGGCAGGGTACCTGTACGAACCGTCCAGGAGCTGGTAGCGGTCAACGAGGCTGCGTAGCTGGCCATATTCGGACACCTCGTACTCAGGGTGAATGCTCTGTCTCCACTCCATTACAAGTCTCCCCATTGATCGGCCATAGCATCCGCCAGGCCCTGATAAGTTATCGACCGCAACATTTGACGATCTTCTGACGGCGGCAGGTAGTGCAGCCGCTGTTGAATGTTCTTGGGCAGTGCATCTGTCTCGGTCTTGACGTTGTTCGTCGGCACCAACGGCGGCAGGTTCTTGAGCCACAGGCAAGTTGCCTTCTTTTCCATGTGACCGAACATCCACGGTTGGACTACCTGCGTCTGCTTGACGCCGATTAGTTCCTTGGCATAGCCGTGCACCACAGGATTTTCGACGCAGATTTTATCAGCAGGTGCGTTGAGCATCGCTTCAAAGAACCGGGCACCGTCCACCATGTCAGCCCAACGCTTGACGTTGACGCCGTTCTCTTTGCGTTTGTCCTTGTACAAGTGGCAAACCCCGGAGTTTGAAAGATAAGTGCAGGGCGGGTGCGCGATTATTAAGTCCCACTTATGCCGGTCCAAGTGATCAAGAACATCCCCTTGAATGTGGTATTCTGGATCATCACTTGGTAGAATATCACACGACCAGGCAACATGCCCTTTGGCCCTGAACGCATCGCGCACGACGCCGGAAAATTCACATGCGACGAGGACCCTCACTTGTCGTACTCCGCGCCGACCCCGTCGAGCACGCTCTCCAGGTACTTGATGCGGGCGTGGTCTGCGGTCGCGGAAGTTTCAATCTCCTGCTCGATCTCTTCATCGCTGTTCACTTCACTGTCGCGCAGGAACTGTATCTCGGCCAGCACGTCATGCAACCACGGCAGTTTCTTGGCCGTCGTCATCTCCATGCGGAACAGATCGTTATCGCTAGGGGTGCGACGACCCCGTAAATTATAGTTGAGTGTTGTCATAGCAAAAACCTTCCCGGTTAAAGTTAGTGCGTGGTGACGGCTCAGCGTCCAGCCGCTAAGCCATAGCCATGCCGCCACCACGTTTCGGAGAGGCCGCGGCCTAACTGGGATCAAGGGCGCTTCTGTTTCAAAGCGCCACCAGTACCGCGACGGCTCCTATCCGGTCGAGCGGGGTACCTCAGCCCCGAAGGGCTCAGCTCGCCCGACCGAGGTCTCTTATGCCGCGCCGCGACGACGGCGGCGACCACCAGCAGCTTCTGCCGGAGCAGCTTCTGCCGGAGCAGCTTCTTCTGCCGGGGCAGCTTCAGCAACTTCTTCCGCCGGAGCAGTTTCAACAGGTGCTGCCTCCGCCGGAGCAGCCTCAGCAACCGCAGCCCTGCCTGCAGGTTTGGCATCGGCAGGGGGTGCTGCGATCGCACCTTTGACTGCACTCAGCAAACCGTTCTGGAGGTCCGCCCAGTCCACAATCTTGAAGATCGGCGTGTACTGTTTGCCGTACTGCTTGTGGGTGTAGCTGTCACTTTCCAACACGACGATCGGAACCGGGTGCTGGTGTGACGGGCGGTTCTTGACTTCCTTGCGGACTTCATTGTACGCATTGATGCCGCCCTTGGAGGAGGCGTAGTATGCAGTCTGCACACCCACGTCTTCGCCGTTCAGGCAGACCATCGGGAAACCAACCTGGGTCGTCCACGGAAAGTCGGGGTTACCATACGGAGGGGCAGGCTTGTTAGCCGGACCCATGGTCTCACCGAGTTTCGTACCGGCCTGAGGCGAACCATCTTTACCCCAGGCAACCCAACCATGAGCGAGCTCAAAAATATTGATCGCCCAGTTGCTGTTTTCCTGTACTTCAACGTTGTCCGCACCGTAGACCCAGATGCCGTCCTTACCCATACGCATATAGGTTTCGCCGGACGTGCTGGTCGGGGCGTGCGCATCACCTTCAGCCATTGCGGCGTCAAGGTCTTCTACGGAGTTCACCGCTGCCGAGGCAGCGAAGTTCGCGATATCAGTACTCATTCGTCATCTCCTTCTTCAAAGTTAACCGTAACCTCAAGCTAATCTTTCGGTTTTCTGCTTAACTTTAACCTTCGTCTTCATTCGTAACTTCAACCTTAGGCAGGCCGAGATCATCGTCTGCCGCTACCACGCTGAGCGCCGCCCGAGGGTCTGACGTCCGCGCCATGGTCGTGCCTGACGAGTGTCCAGTGGACAGATCGTCTACCACGCCAATCTCTTTGCCGTCCACTCTGACGGTCGCTTTAATACCCTTGGATTTTAGCAGCTTTTCGGCTGCAGCGGGAGTGATAAAGGTCGTTATTTCGAGCTCTTTCACCTTAACTTTCAGCGCCCGCAGCCGCCGCTTGGCCTCGACCTCGTCATCCCACTGGCGAGTCTTGCGCTTGTCCACCAGCTTCCAGCCGTCGACGTTGAAGCCTTCCTCCAGCTGCTGGTGCGCGAAGCTTTGCACCGCCTTGCACCACGGCCCGATCGCGTCGGCCATCTCCAACAGGGTGGGCAGGTCATAGTCGTTGCCTGCCTTGTAGTTGACGACTTCAAGGTCGCCCGTCGTCACCGGCAGGCCGAGGTCCATCACAGCGATGGCTGCGTTCTTCTGGGTCGGACAGACCGCAGACGCAGGGCACCAGCGGCAATGGTCACCGGTCTCGCTGTCGGGGTTTTCTGTGGCGCTGTTGGCCAGCGCGTCTTCGAGGTCCAGCTGCAGGCCGTCAAGGTCGTCGCGGGTGATCTCGTGCGAGGTCCACGGCGTGTCCATGGCTGGCTGCACGATGGCGATCAGGATGCGGCGCTTGCCGTTACCTTCCTCGAACAGTTCGGCAAAGCCGGGGGTCTTGCGAGCCGCACCGGCGTAATACATTAGCTGAGTGTTTCCGTCGCCCGCCGATCCGGCAGCGGATACTGGCACGCCGCGCCCGAACTTCCAGTCGAGGATGACAACCCACTCGTCGTTCCAGCCAATGATGTCTGCCGTACCGAAACAACCTTCAAGGGCTCCGGGCCACGCGACCCGTTCTTCAATATCGATATCCATAGCACCGACCATACGGCAGACGTCGTCGAAGCAGTCAAGCGCTGGCTTGAAGAGTTCATTCATCAGCTCCTCGGTGAGAGTGTGGCCTTCGAACTCGTAGCCGATCATCTGGTCGAGCGGCGTGTCCTCAAGCAGGTGCTTGGCCATAGCCTCGTGCAGCATGGTGCCTTCAGCTGCGAATTTAGAAGACGGTTTCTTCGGCACCGTGCTCTTGAGCTTCACGCTGAGCGGACAGGCGATAGCACGTTCGCTCTCGCTGCCGCCGATGACGTCGGAATGTTCTGACATTAGTTATTTCCCTGCTATTTTACGGAGGTCTGAAAAGAGTTTGCCAATAAGGCCTTTGGTTTTTGGCGGGCCTTCTTCCCAGAACATTTTGGCGAGGACCGTATCTCCGGCAACCCCTATGATCTCGCCTGGCTTGGGGGCGTACATGTTCTGGGTCAGGTTTCCCTGCATGGCTACCCGTGCTCTGGCGGCTTTCGCCTGCATCTGCTCGGGGGTTACAGTGCTGCCGCTGCCTGTGGTGAAGCCTCCGACGACGCGCGACTGACCGAAGTCAGAAGGCCCCGGCACCCGCTCGACCGAGACCTTGACGACGCAGTCAAGCATGTTGGTGTACTCACCAGCCTGGGTCGTCATGCGCTCGCCGGGCTGCACCATGAACTTCTCGATCACGGCCGACTTCGTCTCTGACGTGACGGTATCTTCATCCAGCTCGGGGATCAGCGCGAACGTAGACTTCAGCAGCTTGTGCCAGCCATGGCCAAGGCCGTGCTCCATCGCGTCGAACTGGGCCTCGTAATAGTCGTCGTCTTCGGCGTTGCGAAGCAGTGCGGTCTTGCCGTTCATTAAAGGGTGGTTGCCGGTGTAGATGCCGCGCAAGGTTTTACCTGCCATGGGCTCGTCCTCTATCGAGGCGAAGATGTCCGAGCTCACGCCCATCGACCGGGCCAGTGATTTTACGTAGGTCGCTGACACGTTCGAGTACATGTCCCGCCAGGCCGCCACAGCTATGGCGTGACGCTGGTGCGCCTTCGCCATCACGGTGGAAGTGTTGAAGTCCGTAGCCATTCATAAATTTCTCCTCAGGTCTCAAAATTGTCTTGACGCAAACTTTGCTCATGCGCTAGTGTGCATTAATATACCGACTTGTTCCAAAGCGTCAACAGGAAAATGACCAATGCTTGAAAAAACTCTCGAAAAGAAATGCGGCGCTGCAGCAAAGAAGGCTGGAGCCCTGTTCTATAAGTGGAGCTCACCCTCTGTGCGCGGCGTGCCGGATCGCATCCTGATCAAGGAGGGTGGCGAGGTCATCTTCATTGAGATGAAGCGGCCGGGGGCCAAGGCCACCAAGCTGCAGCAATCACACATAAAGCAGATCAACCTCCGCGGCGGGTCCGCCTGCGTCATAGACGACTACGACGCATTCCTCCGCCTGCTGGAAGACCCCTTCAAACAGTTCGACTTCGAGACCCGCGCCCGTGCGCTGGATGGTCAGTGACCGATGCCCAGCTCTGCCGGAGCCTCGCACATCGCCCCTCGGGCGGAGACGCTACGCAACATGGCGTTCTCGGCGATCGCGCGCAGCCAGTTTCACGGTATGACTGCTGACGAGGTGGCGCGTGCGCTGGGCGAGACGGTACTGGCGATCCGCCCCCGCATCACCGAGCTTAAGAAAGCCGGGGCTGTTGTCTGCTCCGGCGGGAAGCGCCCGAACATCAGCGGCGTGTCTGCTGACGTCATGGTCATCATTAAATACCTGCCTCCAAAAACGCGGCGCGGCCAGTGCTATCGCAGCGCCGGTCGGCGTGGCGTGCGCAGGCGGACAGGAGCACCCCATGCACAAAAAATCTGATCTCGACCCTGCCCAGAACATCGTCATCGACCACATGTTCGAGCACGACCACACCCTGGCCCTCGTCCCCATGGGCGGCGGCAAGACTGTCTGCAGCGCGACTGCCGCGGTCGAGCTCAACGCCACCGGCTTCACCAGTCGCTGGCTGATCCTCGGGACCAAGCGCATCTGCGAGCTGGTCTGGCCGAAGGAGTTCCCGGGTTGGGAGCACCTGCAGGGTCAGACGTGGGCTGTGGCCTGTGGCACGCCGAAGCAGCGCAGTGCTGCCATCGAGAGCGATGCCACCTTCGTGTTCCTTAACTATGAAAACGTGGCATGGTTCATCAAGACGTACAACGGCGTCTATAACTTCGATGCCTTGATCATCGACGAGCTGACGAAGCTGAAGTCGTCCAGCGGCAAGGGCTACAAGGCCATCAACCGGCACCTGACCAAGTTCAAGGTCCGCATCGGCATGACCGGACTGTTCACACCCAACGGCATCAAGGATGTTTTCGGGCAGGTCATGTGCGTGGACAAGGGTGCGTCACTCGGTCGCACCAAGGAAGCCTTCAAGAACCGCTTCTTCCAGAGCACCGGCCCGATGCCGTGGCAGGAGGAGCCGGTCGAGGGTGCGCTTGAAAAAATTATCGAGGCCATCGCACCGATCACCGTGCAGATGCCGGACAGCGCCTACGTGGACAGCCTGCCGCCCCTGATCCCGAACAACATCGTGGTAGCATTACCAGCAAAAGCAAGAAAGCTGTACGAAGAGCTGGAGGACGAGTATTGCTCATTAGGCGGAGGTGACGGAGGCCTCCAGGACGCCACAGATTTGCTGCAAAATTTTTCAACTTTTTCTGACTTGGCTCCGGCGCATCTTGTTGAAGATGCCGTCGAGCCGCTGGTCAGACTTTACGAAGACATGTTGGCTGATGGCGCTTTAAACCTGGAGAACACTGGCGCGGTCTCCGACATGCTCGACGAATTTCCAGAGATGGGCTTTCACGCCTCGCAAGCACTCAACACCATCCGCGAAGCCTTCGACGCCATCCTCGACGAGAACCTGCAGATGATCGCCAACGGCGGGGTGCTGGTCGGCAAGCTGCAGGAGATCGCCAACGGCTTCTTATATAATGGCCAGCCGAAGAAGGGTTTCGACCTCGTGCATGAGCAGAAGCTGGACGCGCTGGACGAGCTGATCAGCAGTCTGCATGGTTCACCCCTGCTGGTAGCCTACAAGTTCAACGCCGAGTTCGAGCTGCTGCAGGAGCGCTTTCCGGCACCGCACCTCGGGTCAGGTATCAACGCGAAGCAGGCAGCGGAGACTGAGCGCGCATGGAATAACTCCGAACTCCCCCTGATGTACGTTCACCCTGCATCGGCCGGTCACGGACTGAACCTGCAGTACGGTACCTGCCAGACAATATGCTGGTACGCCATGACGTGGTCGCTGGAAGAATACGACCAGCTGACCGCACGCATCCGGCGGCGGGGCCAGACCGCCTCACAAATTCGCGCGCACCACCTGGTGTGCAACGACACTGTCGATGAAGACCTGCTACAGGCCGTAGCTGACAAAGCGGATGTGGAGAGTGCCGTTCAAGGCGGCATTCGCATGCGTAATTTAAAACGAAAATAAAACTTGCGCATGAGCAAGATGCGTGTCAATGTAAATTCGCAACAAAGAAAGGTTACCGAGATGTCAAAAACGAAGGAGCTCAAGATGCAGCCCGCGCCGCGGTCGATGTTCGAGGTCACCTTCCGGTCGCAGCTGCTACCGCTCGACGCCGATGAGTACCTGGACGACCTCGCGGTAGCGTCAGGCCGACTGGTCGGAGGGCCGCTTTTAACAGTGGCGTCGAGAGAGCCGAAGCGGCTGTCAAACTACGAGGCCCACCTTAAATTCGAGCGCGAAGCTAAAGAGCTTCGCAAACGTGAACTCGACGCTGCGACCAGAGCTCGCGCGGCCAGCGCCGCAACCAGCGTCAAGGTCCGTAACTACGTCGCCTACATGGAGGAGCGGGGCTACCGGCCCAGCCACATCAAGGCGCAGCTTAAACTTATGTTCGACGGGTATGACCCCTTCGAGGAGTTCGATATTGCAGCGGCGAAACGCCACGTAGAAGCCGTGGAAGCCCGAGCTAGAGAGGCTCAGCGCGTAGCAGAAGAGGCGCGCAGGCGTCGGCCTTCCGTAGAGCAGACCGACAGGGCTGCGCGCCTGGCTGCCCGACGTGTTGCATCCGACGCGCAAATCAAACTTAACAATGACTACGTAGAAGACGCTCTGGCCAAAATGAGAGCAGGAACCTGGCGTGACTGACATTAAAAAGAGAAATGGAGAAGATTGATGGCACAGATACCAAAAGCAGAACTTGAAATGTTGCGGCGCAACAACGCCGTGCTCGTCAACCTGGCTACGATGGTAGACAGCGGGGCGCAGGTGCGGATCAAAGAGCTCGACCAGCGCCTTAAAGATCGCGCCGACGCCCACGCCGAGACCAAGGCCTCGCGCAAGATGTGGACTGAACGTGCCAGCGAGCTAGGCGACAAGGTCGACATGCTCGAAGCCTGCCTCACCGAAATCCGCGACGTCGCAGCTGTCAGCGAGGGTGTGGAATTTTACGTCATGCTCGCTCAGCAGGGACTTGACGGGGAGTTCAAGCGATGACCCCCGGAATGACCGACCTCGTCAAACGGCTGCGCGCTTACGGCCCCACGTCAGAGGCCTGGGAGGCAGCCACGGCCATCGAGCACCTGGACAGAAAACTGGCCTGGGAGAGAGACAGCCACGCCCACACCAAACGCCTGTACAATGACGTGCTGGCAAGCCGACCAAAAAGGAATGACCTGTGAAAGATATATCCGACGAGACCGCCACTGTGCTGGAACACTTCCAGCGCCAGTCGCGCAGCGAGGCGGCCATTGCCGTCGATGCCTTTAACACTATCGTGCGCCGGTTCGTCTGGCTGCAGGAAGAGCTGACCAGGCTGGAAGACCAGCTGGACAGCAGCATCGAGATCGCCCCGCCCATGTGCAAGGAGCGGTTCATGCAGGAGGGCCTCCTGCGGGCGGTGGTCGCGGGCGGCCACGCCAACGGCGACAACGTCAGAATGCTCGACCGGATGCACGACCTTATCAACGGCGTGCTCAACGGATCGATCGTGCCTGAAGATGAATAGGTCGCTCAAAGTCTTTCTGCGCGGGTACTTGTGGTTCGACGTAAACGGCGAGTACTTCCTGGTCTACCAACATGCCAAGGATCGCCGCAAGTTGCTGTCCGAGTATGATGGTGACATCGACTTCCAGGGCTTCCACATATTCAAAGGCTGGTTGGGCTTCTACTCGCGCTCGTCGAGCTTCTTTTTCATAGACCCGGACGAGCCGACACACTGCACCTGTGACGAGAAGGATCACGGCACGACCGAATGCCCGTACTCCTCTGACATCCACAATCTGGTCGTGGGCTGCAACTGCTGTCCTTACTGCCAGCAACAATGCGCGGACGAAGTATGACCCCCGGCAACCCCAAGCCGGGTAGACTGACCGTCAGTGGCCTCGTGATCCGATTGGACCCGGCACCTGCGACACTGGCGGTTCTTTTTTATGGAGATTGAATGATGATTGACCAGAAAGCATTGGAAGCTGCTTATGAAGTCCTGCTTGATAACTCTGACTTCAATATGTTCCCCGGTTTTGAGAAAGCCATCGAAGCATACGAGGCCGCAAAGCCACAGCCAGACATCAAAGAGTTATGGGCGTGTATCAGTGTTCTGTACGATGCCGCGTGTAGCTATAACCGCATTATGGATGCTGTTGGGACTACAGTTCCCATGTTGACGATGGACAGCAAAACATCCCCGCAAACTATTGCGATAGCCAGAGACAAGCTGTCTGCATTTATAACTGGCACCGATGGGGAATGAATTATGATTAACCAGAAAGCATTGGAAGCTGCTGTTGAGGCCATGCGTGACTGCCACGCGCCCGACGCTTGTGCTGCTGTGGCAGTAGCCATCACAGCCTACGAGGCCGCACTGTGGCAACCAATTGAGACGTTGGAATACAGCGACGATCCGGTTATTGGTGAAAGTGAAAAAGTGCTCTTGGTCGATGATGCCGGAAGGGTTTGGGTTGGTAGTCTCATGTATGCGATCGGTAAAGGTCTCCTGTCATGGGGTTGGAACAACAAGCCTACCCACTGGATGCCGCTACCAGAGCCGCCGTCCCTTAAATCCACGGAAGGCGGCACGACATGAGTTATCCAGCTAGTTGTCAGAACCCACGTTGTCGAGAAACCACACAACTGGAAGACCCACGCAGTCGTTGGTGGTGCGACGAGCCGATATTTGTTGCCGCCGATATTGTTGGTGAACGGACCGTTTTCAATATCGGCGGCAACAAATATCGGCTCGTCGCCTTAATAGATTATGAACTGCACGGTGTCTTAATCAGGTTTGTAGGAACCCACAAGGAGTATGACAGAATAGACGTAGCGACGACTTAAGCGATAAACACGTATTTATACACTCAAGGCGATAAACCATGAAAACTGTAACCGTACCCGTTATTAAAACCGACAAGGACCACGCAGCGGCTGTGAAGCAAATCGAGAGACTTTGGGGTGCCAAGTCCAGTTCCAAAGATGGGCAAACCCTCGATGTTCTCCTGACCCTCGTGGATGCTTACGAAACCAAACACTTCCCGATAGACACACCCGACCCGTTAGAAGCGATCCTGTTCCGCATGGACCAGCAAGGCTACGGCCGTCGCGACCTGGTGCCAGACAAAGAGGCGCTGGAGATTGTGCTTGTTGCTGCTGAAAGTTTTATCACAATTATTGAGGATTACCCGCAAGAGGCAGACGCAGTGGCTAAATACAAAGCCGCCATTGCAAAACTGTATGCCGAAATCATAGACACACTTGATCAAGTGTCTACTTAGACCAGCGAGGCGTAAACATGGCAAACGTACCCGAGACACAAACCAGAGTGGCACAGCTTGAGCGCAAGGTTGAGCTTATGGAAGAACGGCTAAAGAAACTTGAACTGGATAAATGGCCAGAGCCATGCAAATGTATTGGCTGTAGGCCGGACCTTTACTAATGGACACAACAGGCGAGGCCGTGAACCTGATTATTGAGTTATGTAATATGCCGCGAGAACTACACCCGGCAGCAGAGCAAGTGCTTCGTGACGCCATCGCAGGCCATGCTACCGTGACCGAGTTTCGACAAATGTTTCACCTGTTTAATTCCGACTACCTGCAATACGTCAGATGTGTTGCTCAATATTTAACCTGAGGAGACCTGAGATGGGAGCTTACCACAATGCACTGCGCGAGGAAGGCACGCGCGACGACCTGATGGAGGCGCTGGAGAAGGCGTGGACCGAGATCGAAGAGCTGCGCGCGCAGCGAGAGAACCAAGCCGCCCGCATGAGCATGATGACGTCGGTGGACCCGGGGGCACTGCAGTTCGTGATCGGCTACCTGCAAGACAACCCTTCACCCTTCGTGCAGAAAGTAATTAAAATACTTAAAGGGGAGACCTGAGATGAACAAAGCAGAATACGCAGCGATCGTGAACCTGATCGACACCACCGTCCACCTGGCCAACAACGTGGTGATCGACCCGAAGATCACGCCGCACCTGGAGAAGCTTATAAAAGAGCGCGACACCGCCCGGCATGTCCTGCAGGCCCTCGTCGAGGAGCCCGACACCAACGTCGCCACCGTCGGCACCAAGCCGGTCGATGCTGAAGGCCGGGTCATGCACAAGGTGCTTGGGGTTATCCCGCACGGTGGCCACGGCGACGACGCCTTCCAGGTCGTGCTGCCCAACGGCACCACCCTGCGAGAGGGCCTGATCGAAGCGATGTACGTGGTGGGGAAAAGCTGATGGGAAGCTTCAGCAACCGACCAACCGAGGGCGGGTTCGCCTCCAGCAACCACAAGTTCCGCACCTGCCAGCACAGCAGCGGCTGTGACAAGCCGGTGACCAAACAATCCTATTGCGATGTTCACTATGCGGCCTGCTATAAGCCTGCACCGGCAAAGAACACGTCGTTGCCGCGCACCGGCTACATGGGCAAAGTTGCGTGGGGAGGGAGCAGGAGATGATCGACAAGTCCATGAAGCGCAACAACTCGGCCCACCGTCCAGCTGGTAGCGAGGAGGGCCGTGCCGCCCACAGGTTCCAGTTCAGGAAGAAAAAATCTGTGAAGTGCGGGCTGCGGAAGAAGAAGGTTTTCAACCGCAAAATAAAACCTTACCTGACCAAGCCCTGAAATAGAAAACGCCCCGAGACCTGAGGATACCGGGGCGCTTTCATTCACCTGATGGGCTAACCGGGAAGTCAAAACCATCACAGAGGGTTCCAGGGGAGGAACTGTTTTTGACAATACTCGAAAAACCGCCTACGTTGCAACCCTTATTAACCGGGATAGAAATATGCTAAAAAATCCATGCGAAAAATCCGGCTGCAAATACCACTTCGGTAACAGCTGCTTTCCAACGCTCGCTGCCGTGAAGGCGTGGGCCAAACCAAACAGTCCTGAACGCCTCAAGGGCTTCGCCCCCTCCCCCGGCGATGACATCTACGCGTTTCTCTGCGAAGCGCTGGAGTGCAGTCCTGATCGCGCCGACTACCCTGAAGAGCTGCCCCACAGGTTCTACCTGCAAGAGCGTGGTGGCGGCGACACCGGGCACTGGCCGCACTTCGGATACGAGCCTGAGTGGGATTTCCCGCACTCAGGTCCTGAACAGTTCGCCTATCGGCACATCTTCGAGCGCGACGCGACCCGGGCGCTGCGCCTGACCATACTGCGCCGCGCCATCCGCCCACAGCTCGATGCCGTGCGCGACAACGCTGTGGGCAACGTACATATCCATCATAACCCCCCGTTCGCAAAGCTGGTTACGGAGTGGCTCGCGCTTATAGGCGCGCCCCTGGAAGCGCTGGATATCACGCACTACATCGACGACGGCTGGCTGTTGGAAGATGAGGACCTGGAGCTTAGCTGGATCGCGTTCCACGCGCACCGTAGCACCTTAACCGCCATGACCCCTGAAGAGCATATGGCTGCGCACCACGGGGCCAAGACGTGACCCGCCCCGCAGGCTACACCCCCGTCACCGTCACCAACGCCGAGTTTGTCAAAGGCGTTTTCCACGATCTTCCTGAAGGTGCCCATGTGATGGGCGTCGCGTTCGATACGCCTCCTGACCAGTCAGGACACGGCGTCTGGTTTGCGCGAGAGCTGACTGACAAGGCCCTGCGTCGCACGCGCGCCTTCAACGGGGGTCAGCATAACACCTTCTATACTGTGAGCTCTTTCTACCCCGACGAGGAAGGCAAAGTCCGCAGGCGCAAGGCGCAGGTGGCGGCCACGCATGTCCTGACGCTGGACGACATCGGAGATGGCGCATCCGCAAAAATCCCATGGTCGCGGATCAAACTGCCGCCGTCGTTCGTGGTCGAGACGAGCCCTTTCAACGACCAGGTGGGCTACATCTTTCGCAGCTCGCTCGGGCCTGAAGACAGCGGCCTCTTCAACCGCACCGTCAACGCCATGATCTTCCAGGGCCTCGCCGCCGAGGCGGACCCCGGCATGATCGGATTGACGCGGCTGGTGCGGTTGCCGGTGGGCATCAACAACAAGACGAAATATAACCCGCCGCACAGCCATGTCTGCTGGCACTGGCAGCCCGATCTTCTGTACACCGTTGACGACATCGTGCAGGCCTATCATCTGGACCTTGAACCGCCGAGGCCTGAGCAAAAGTTCCGCCCCGGCGTGAAGCTGACTGCTACTGATGATCCATGGCTGGCTGAGCTGTCGCGGCTCGGCTTGATCCTGACGGGCGAGATACGATCTGGCGGGGAGTTTCAGATGGTTGATATTCGCTGCGTAAACCACGAGAGCCACACCGACCGCGTTGATGAAGGTGCGGTCTACATTTTGGGCGGCGGCACGAGCGTCTGCAATCACGGCCACTGTATAAGCCGTCGCGCCAAAGAGTTCCGGGCGACACTTGCGACAAAATACGGCGTTGACGTCGTCGCTGTCGAGGCCGCGGCCAAGACCGCACGCGCTGCCGCCGAGCAAAAAGAAACCGCAGATTTGGCGAACGAACTAATAGCTATGAGGGACGGGACATGAGCACTGCCGAGATCGACATCACAAACCTGCCGAACTTCGGCGACATCAAGATGCCTGACAACGACTGCGACCCGGGCGTGGCTGAGGCCGAAACCGAGGACGCTTACAAAACCATGCGAGACAGCCTGCTCGATGCTATCAGCGGCTGCGACGAGGACGGCCTTGTAGCGATCACCAAGCGCCTGCGCGTGACGTCACTGGACCTGCCTGATCGGGAGCGCATGATCAAGTCCGCGCAAACACGTCTGGACGACCTGACAGGCGTCAAGGTGCCGGTGGGCAGCCTGCGCCGGGACATGGCCGGGCCTTCCCGCATGGACACGCCGCAAACCGCCCAGCGCAAACCTGACTGGACGAAGCCGTGGGTCTGGGTGTCGAACCACAACTGCTTCTACAACACCGACCGGGACACCATGGCCAGTCCCCAGACGTTCGACATGGCTCACAACTCTGACGTACCTCCGATCACCCCGCGTCCGAAGGCCACGTTGTTCGTCTCTCAATACGCGCTGGTACCGCTGGTGCATTCCCCCACATATCTGCCCACCGAGCCTGACAAGCTGGTCTGGGTCGACGGGCACCTCTGCGTCAATACGTTCAGTCAATCCTCGCTGCCAGCGATGGCTGACGATTACAGCGACGACGGCAGCGCCTATATCGACATGGTCGAGGCCCACATCAAGATGATCTGCGGGACACCTGCCAACGCCCTGATCATGACGCAGTGGCTGGCGCATCAGGTCCAGTTTCCCGGCCGGAAAATTCTCTGGGCCCCTCTGGTGCAGTCGGTCGAGGGTGTCGGCAAATCTTTCTTCTCCCGGCTACTACGTTGCGGCCTCGGCGCTGAAAACGTCGGCGTGGTCAACCCGGAGCAGCTCACATCGTCGTTCAACAACTGGGCCTCCGGCGTCTGCGTCAATGTTCTGGAGGAACTGAAGATCGCCGGGCATAACAGGCACGAGGCGCTGAACGCGGTCAAACCCCTGATCACCGACGACTACATCCAGGTCAATCCGAAGGGGGTGTCTGCGTATATGACGCCCAACACCACCAACTACGTCGCCTTCACCAACTCGATGGACGCCCTGCCGCTGGGCGCGGCGGATCGGCGCTGGTGGGTCATACAGTGTGGGCTGAGCCACTATTCAGAGGTGCCAGACTTCGAAAATTACTTCCCGAAACTCTTCAGCGGGCTGCTGGAACACGCCAGTGAGGTCTGCCTGTGGCTGCGCGAATACCCGCTCACAGATGCCTTTA